GATTCTACAGCAGAAATCATAACTGCTGCCCAGATAATAATGAACAATCTAACAATATTGAAGTAAATCATTTTTAGAACTTACCTGGAACACAAAAATCTGCTTTTTTATTTGGAGTATAAACTTCGTGACCCTCTTGTGGTTTCATCCATCCACAACCAATCAACCATTCCATCGTCATAGGAGTTGGGCGGACTTGCTCCCACAGAGGACCCTTACCACACATCGCTAGATGTTTTGCGGTTACATTTGCTTGCTCCTCTGCCCAGTTAGCATCTGACTCCCAAGGAATAGCACGAGCCATACCAGCAGCAGTATAGGTTCTTGTTGTTTGCTTGACTACCCAATCGGGTATCTCTTTGTCCTGATGGACTTGTGCCATAAATGGTGTGCTGATACCGCCTGCCATACAATCTTGGACAGCGTGCCATCCTTCATGACGTAGCGTGCCTAGAAATTCTCTGGGGTCTTTGAGAAGGTATTCACTAATATAAAGACGATTTACATCTGGTTTATAAAGACCAATGGTTGCTGGTATCCAGTATCTCCTTGGTGCGAGATACACAGGTATCTTACTAGCTGCCAAACCAGTAAGGATTGCTTTGATTTCATCTCGGAATAAATCAAAGTCTGAACTTTTGAATATTTCTGACTCTGCTGTAAGTTGCTCTACACCCTCAGTACATTCCAGAAGTATCATACACCCCATAGCTGCCAGTGAATATGGTGCCACTGTTGGTTGTTTCTTTATGACTTGTGATGCTTGTACTGGAATTGTTAGGAGTAGTGATACTAAGAAGGTATGTAGTAGTTTCATCAGTATCCACCCCCATGGGAGTGACCACCAGACGATCCACCACCAGACGATCCACCACCAGACGATCCACCACTACTATATGATCCCATTCCACCACCACTGGGTGGGGTATATGACCCTCCACCACCACTGGGTGGGGTATATGACCCTCCACCACCACTGGGTGGGGTATATGACCCTCCACCAGACGATCCACCACTAGACGATCCACCACCATATGATCCGCCACCAGATGATCCACCACCAGACGATCCACCACTAGACGATCCACCACCATATGATCCGCCACCAGACGATCCACCACTAGACGATCCACCACCATATGATCCAAGATATGATCTGGAAACTTTGGGTGTTTCTACTACTTCTAAGAATGCTTGTGTCGCTGATGCAGCTGCAAAGAAATTAGAAGTTACTCCAAATGTAGGATAGATTGATCTCCCACTTGGCATCATATTTGCTGTCCCAGCATAGTCTAGGAATGTGATGGGTGCATCATAGCCTGCAGGAATCCCAACACCTTCACCATCCTCTGGATATGCAAGTAAATCTTCAAACTCTCGTATAAATTCATCAGCTAATCCTGGAGACATTAGATATATAAACCTTTTCTTTTCATTTAGAAAATCTTCGTGCTCATAGTTTGATATGGATTTTTTATATTTTGTCGGTGGAAGTGCAAGTCTTCGTTTCCAATCCTTCATTACAAAATCTTCAGGTATAATAATTCCACCAGGAATAATAATATCACCGTCTCCATCTATGTATTCCACAGTTTCCCAATGATGAGTTTTGACTATTTCGTCTTCACCATACAGTTCTTTTGTATATCTATTCAATTCTTCAAAGTTTTTTGGCCATTGAGTATACATATCCAAAATATTATTTGTCATCAGGACTATCCAGTCCATCGATGCATCTCCATATACTTCTTGGGCAACATTATCAGGACGATAATCATGTTGGATGTAATATGGTTCAAACAGAGTTGCATATGACTGATAGTCTTCTCTAATTCTTACTGTTCTGAAAAAGTTTTTTACCTTTACATAGGTAATATTCTCTTCCTCATAATACAGTGCTTGGTTATTTACACCAATGTAAACATCAGGTATTCTTGTGAAAAAAGTTGCCATGATTAGTACCCCGATCCTGCTTGTGCTGCTGTAGTGTATGCAACTTCTGCAAAACTTAGAGTCAGTGAAATAGCAGGAACTTTTAGTATGTTAGTAGTTGCCGTTGCTTTTTTCATTGATACATAGTTACCATCTGGTGTATAAGTTACATCAAGACTCTTTAGTACACATATGTTGAACAAGTAGTGAGGAAGCTCAATTAGTTTAGTTCCATCTTCTTTGAGTCTCATAAACTTCAATTTGAATTTATCTGGAACTGTAAGGTAACGACCTTGTATGTTTGTTTTACCAAGAGCGGCATCTGCAGTTGATCCACCACCACCAGACCCACCTGCTGGAGCTCCAGCAGAGGCTGTCCCTTCGCTAAAATCTGGAAGCATACCTTGCTTCAAATATGCAATAATTTTTCCAATAACTTGAGCCTCTTTGTCATTTCTTGCTACTAGTTTGAACTGAAAAGTATGTGATCTGAAATCAGTTCCTGTAAAAATATTTTCTGTATATGGATTGAAAATTTTTCCTTGAGATACTGCCAGTAAAGCATTTTTGTCTACACCTGACGCTCCTCCACCAGGGAGAGCCTGAATCACACCTGCCAGTGCGCTAAGGGCAACATCTGGCATCGCTTTACCAGCATAGTCTTGGATTGCTGCTGTGGCAGCTTCAGAGGTCATTCCACCAGCAAGGGCTTGCCCTGCCGCTACCCCTGCTGCTCCGAAAGATACATTATTATATCCTGCCATGTAGTTGACGTTGAGATTTTGTGGTATTGGAAGATATACTACGTCGGCTCTATTCTTGAGACCACCATCACTCCCACCTACTTGACCAGTATTGTAAAAAAATCCATTAGATTTTGCAGAACCTTTTTTTTCTTCAGCCCGTTGAATCTGGATGTAATCAATAAATCCAGTTGGCTGATCCTTATTATTGTCATCCAATTTACCTGGGATTGGAAATCTAGTTGGATAAATAAGATTCGCCATTCTTTAGACCTAAATACTTTTACACTGTCCGCTATTATTTATCATGAGGTATCAAGGAAAGTACACACCATCCTTTCCTTTGAAATATAAAGGTGATCCTAGAACTATTATTTATAGATCATCGTGGGAATATAAATTTATGAAATGGTGTGACATTACTCCGTCTGTCTTGGAGTGGGGAAGTGAAGAACTTTTTATTCCATATGTCTCCCCTGCCGATGGTAAAATGCATAGATATTTTCCAGATTTTTATGTTCATATCAAAGGTCGTGGCAGATACATAGTTGAGGTAAAACCCTTTTATCAAACACAAGAACCAAAAACACAAAAAAGAAATACTAAAAGGTATATCAATGAGGTAGTTACTTATGCTGTCAATAAGGCAAAGTGGAAGGCAGCAGAAGAATTTTGTAATGGTAATTCAATGCAGTTTATGATTATCACAGAAAAGGAACTCAAAGTATAATGCCACTAACTAATTTCAATCAAAGTAAGTCATTCGCCCAGTCTACTCTAGGTGGTAGCATACAAACCTTCATGGCGAAGGCTTTGAATAATAAAGATCATGAAGTATCTAGAAGTAATCTATGGTACTTCGATATGACTGTTCCTGTAATTCTACAAAAGAAATTTTCAGATAAGACAATCAGAGAGTTGATGTCTCAATATGCAAATGAAGTAAATACACCAACTCGTCAAGTTACAACTGCAGGTGCTAAAATAGTTGGATCTGAATACATGTATGCAACTGGATCAGCATTTACTGAAACAACTGTATCATTTTATGTGCCAAGAAGTCATCTACTAGTAACTTTTTTTGAAAGATGGATGAATATTCTTGCAAATGATGCAAATCAATATGTAGACTATTATGATAACTATGTTGCTTCCACTATGACCATCTATAAATTGGAGCGTGGTGGGGGCGGAATAATTCCACTTGATCAAAACTACCTAGCATCAGTAGGTCTGTCAGAAAAAGATATCCCAAATAAACCTAGATACAATCAGTTTGTTGGCATGTGGACTTGTTTCAATGTGTTTCCAAAAACTATTAGTACTGCACAATATAACAACCAACCAGGAGCACCAGTGACTGTAGATGTTTCATTTTCATATGAACGTTATAGATTCTACCCCAATCCAAAATTTGATCTGCTTAGTGATCCCAATGCTAGCATTACTCCTACGTTGAAGAAAGTGTAAACGAAAAACCACTTTTGTTTCCTAAAAAGTCGAGAAAAATTCTCCGCCAAAAAATGACCCCCAGAGGTTTTTACTAAATAATTACACTGAATTGAGAACATTATGGCATTACCTAAAATTACTACTCCTCAATATACTTTGAAATTGCCTTCTACAGGTAAACAAGTCAAGTTTAGACCTTTTCTTGTAAAAGAAGAAAAACTTCTTCTCTTGGCAATGGAGTCTGAAGATGAAACCCAGACAATTACTACAATCAAACAGATTATTTCTGATTGTACTGATATCAAGGGAATGATTGATGATCTACCTACTTTCGATATTGAATATTTGTTCCTCAAAATTCGTTCTAAATCTGTAGGTGAATCAACAAAAGTTCTAATTACTTGTCCAGATGATAATGAAACTGATGTAGCGGTTGATATTGATTTGTCTGAAGTTGAAGTTACTACAAATCCTGACCATAACAAAAAAATTGAACTTACCGACACAGTTGGTATGGTAATGAAATATCCTTCCCTGGATACTTTTGTCAAAGTCAATATTAGTGGCAATAAAACTGAAATTGATCAAGTATTTGATCTCGCTGCAGATTGCATCGATCACATTTATGATGATAATCAAATCTTTGAAGGTAAAGATAGTCCTCGTAAAGAAAAAATTGAATTTCTTGAGCAACTAAGTTCTGATCAATTTCAAAAAGTTCAGAAATTTTTTGAAACTATGCCAAAACTTCAGAAAAAACTTATGGTCAAAAATCCAAAAACTGAGGTTGAAAGTGAAGTTGTTCTTGAGGGGTTAGCATCTTTTTTCGCGTAGCGATGTTGCATAATACGTTGTTGAATTATTATGAAACCAACTTCGCATTGATGCATTATCACAAGTGGGATCTTGAACAGTTGGATAACTTACTTCCATGGGAAAAGGAAATCTACGTTACTATGCTATTGCAACACCTAAAAGAAGAGGAACGTAAGTATAAAGAACAACAATCAAAATCCAGATAAATGGCAGCAACATTAGGATATAAATTTGTAAATCCAGCTTTGGCAGGAGAGGAAAAATCTGCTGCTAAATTTATTGGAGCAACAAAACCTAATTCGCTGCCATATGCAAAAGTTTTATTGGGAGTGAATAGACTCGGTGCTACTTTCTCTGGAATTTATAATAGTGTAAAAGCACTCAAATCAATTGAAGAAGTACGTGCAATATCGCTTAGAGACTCTGCTGAAGATGAAAGACGTGCTATTCGAAGAAAAAAAGGAGATGCTGCTGAGGCATCTGCAGAATCTGCTGGTCTAACAAATGATGATATCGCTAAATCTGGTAAAAAGGAACTAAAAAAAGACCCAAAAAGTAAAGGTCTACTTGAGAAAATTTTTGGTCCATTTGCTAGTATTATCAATATTTTTCTGCCGCTTATAAAGTTTGCGGCAGTTATGGCGTTATATGATTTTCTTAGGAAACCAGAAAATCAAGAAAAAGTATTCAGATTAGTTGAGTTTTTAGGCGAAATCTTCAAATTTCTCTATCAGTGGGGAACATTTGCAGTTACTAATATATTAGATGGTTTAGCTAAAGTATTTGGTGGAGTAGGTAAGTTCAAAGAAGGCAATATCCTTGGCGGAGCCTGGGATGTTATTATGGGTCTTGGGCAATTACTAGTTGGAATAGTTGCCCTCAAAGGACTAGCATTATTCTTGAACCCATGGAAACTCATGGGTGGTATTCTTAGTATGCTGGATCTCTTAGGTGATGAGAAACCAGCACAAGATGCAAATAAACCGAAGGATCCAAAACCAGACGGTAAACCAAAAACTCCGAAAGGAAAGTCACCTCTTCAAAAATTACTTCAGAGATTTAGAATTGCGTTCAAACGTGTCAGGAGACTTTTTGGCAGACTTACACAAAGTCTTCTTGATATTGGTTTGAAATTTCTCAAAGCAGTAACCAATAGGTTAGTGAAATTTGCCCTAGATCTATTCTATAACACAATCAAACCAGCTGCTCTACAAGTTGCAAAAGGAGTCTTACAATCTGGTGCTGGTAGAGTTCTAAAAGAGGTTGGTGAGAGAGCAGGAGCAGTGCGTGATGCTGCTGGTAGAGTACTGAATAAAGGTAAAGATGCCCTCAATGCTGGAGTAGATTTCGCTAAAACTCAAGGGAGTCGATTTGGTAATTGGTTACGTGGTGGAGCAGATGCGCTAAAAGCACAAGCGGATAAAGTTTCAAAAAAAGTTGCTGAAGGTGCAAACAATCTCTGGAAAGGCGCAATTGGTATAGGAGATAAAGTCAAAGCTGGGTGGAAATGGACCCAGGATATGGCAAGACAAGGTGGTGATTATATTCTACAAAAAGTTCTAGCACCACTAAAAGCACAAGTAGATGAGTTTATCAAAAATTCTCCAATTCTACAAAAACTACTTTCACTTTTTCCAAAGAAAGGTGCTAAGGGAGGATTTGCACAGGCATTTACTAAATTTGCAGATTTTGTAAGACCACAACTAAAAAATCTGAAAAATACTCTTGGTCCATTGAGTGTTGGTCCTATCGATCTTGCCATTGAAGGTGCATTTGCACTACTTGATTTGAAAGCGGGAACAGATCCTAGACGTGTTGCACTAAAATTAGGTGGTTCTGTTGCTGGTTTACTTGCTGGTGGTGCAGCAACAGCCGCTCTAGGACTTGGTACTGGTGGTATAGGTGCAGCACTTGCTGGTGGTGTGATTGTTGGTGCTGCACAGTGGGGTGGAGAATGGTTAGGGAATAAACTTGCTGACTTGATGGGGATCCCAGAGGGTCAATTTAGTACAGGTGGTATTATTACCGAAAGATCAATTATTGAAGTTGCTGAAGACGGTCCAGAAGTTGTTATGACGTTAGACCAACTGAAAAGTCTAACTGATCCTAACGCACAGAGTATTTTGCCAGGTGCAGACTACATGATTGGTGCAACATCATCTGTATTAGATACATTTGGTCAAACACCTGGAGTGCAAACATATAAAAGTGAACTTTCTGGTATTGCTAATGAATTTGGTGCTAAGAAAATTTCTATTGGTGGAGGAGAAGTACTCAAAAAACCAAATCTGAAAGATGTAACAGCAAATATTCCTACATCAGATCCATTTAGTGATTTATTTGAACTACTTGGATCTATTGGTGGTGACGGTGGCGGTGGTGGCGAAGAAGCAACCCCAGCAGAAACAAGTGCTGCATCTACCCCAGCAGCACCATCTCCATCAGGATCACAAGGAGCGACTGGTGATCCTGCATCACCTGGCGCCAACCCACCAGCTGGTCCTGCAGGTCCCCCTGTAACAGGCACTAAAGCAGAAAAATGGAAAAAATTCAAAGGATATGGAGCAGCTGCAGGAGCAAAATATCCTCAACTTGTCGCAGCACAGTTTGCTTTGGAATCTGGATGGGGAACAGCACTTAGCGCCCAACATAATTATTTTGGTATCAAAGCAGCTAAGGGTGAATCAGCACAACAACATAGAACGAGAGAAGTCTATGGTGGTAAATCAGTATACATAAAGGCTGGATTCAAAAACTTCTCAAGTCCTCAAGATGCTGTAAATCATCTTGTTACTCAGTGGTATAAGGATTACAAGAGTTATAAAGGTGTAAATAGAGCTCCAAATGCTGATGCAGCAGCAGCATCGCTGAAAGCACAAGGTTATGCTACTGATCCTGATTATGCACCACACCTCCAACGTTTGATGAAATCTAATGCGTCTCTTTCATCTGGTGGTGCAATTACACCTAAAGAGGGAATTGTTGCTGTTCCAGCGGGTACTCCACATACAGGAAAACCACTATCACAAAAAGAACTTCTAGGATTCTCACAGGTTGTAAATACACAAGATTACAAACTTTTTTCAGAACCACTACCTGCACTTCGTGAAAGTCTTAGTTATAATAACAAAGTAGGCAAAGGAAAACCACCAATTACTAATATTGCATTTGGTACAGCAACTAACCTTGCTCCTGCTGCCTCTTCTACTTTAGCAAATAAACCTGGAATTGAAAATCTTGGAAAAGCAGCATTTGGTAGTACAGGTAAACTTACACCAATGCAACAATGGGCTAAAAATTTCCCAGAGATGGCTAAAAGAGTAAAACCAGGTCAATCTGGATATGAAGAAATACAAGATTATCTAAAGGGTAATAAGTTAGGATCAATCACAAAAACTGCATTTGGTATGCCTAATTTGATGGGTAAACCAACTCCTCCAGCAGCTACTACACCTCCAGCAGCTACTACACCTCCTGCAGCTACTCCTGCAACTACTACATCTATGGTTGATCCAGGGAGTGCTATAGTAACAGCAGCAATGTCACCAGCATCCATTGATGCTATGACCCTGGAGGAAAAGCGCCTTCTGGGACAGCAGATAATGGCGCAGAGCAAAGGAAGTAACAATCCTGCCTTTGCCGCACTGCAGAGTGCATTGATGTCTACTGAAGGTATTGGTTCACCAGCAGCAAAACCTGAAGTAAAACCTGCTTCTAGTATGTTTGGCATTGACACTACAAATGCACTTGGTAATACTGCTAAAAATCTTTCTGGTAAAAATGCATTGTCAACGAGTATAAAACTCACACCAATGCAAGAATGGGCTAAAAATTTCCCAGCGATGGCTAAAAGAGTAAAACCAGGTCAATCTGGATATGAAGAAATACAATCTTATTTCAAATCTACTGCATTGAAAGATACTTTGCCATTACAAGGTGATACTAAAGCATTGAAAGGTCCTGCCCTGGGCGATGCTTCAAAACAACAAGAAAAACGAGAAGAAAGTCTCTATGGTGCTGGAAAGGTAATTCCTGTTCCAATTCCAATCGGAGGTAAACAAATAAATATTAGTAACGGTCAGCAAGTCCAAGTTCGTCATGGAGCTGCTGCTTTTCCTGAGTGGACTATGTACTGATGGCAAACGAACAAAAAGTAAATGCGGCAAAAGGAAAAAAGATCAACTTCTATAAGTTTGTTGGGAAGATTGAGAACAAACGTGGTGTATTTACTTCTATTGGAGATGGTAAAGTTGTAGAGGCTCTGAATAACCTTGGATCTACAGCAAATGGAATTGCTAGAGTACTTGATGAATATGTAAAACTTTCGGCAAAAAACTTTTTAGACCAACAAAAAAATAAAAACAGATTTGCGAAAAGACAAGAAGCAACTCCAAAAAAGGGTGGTAAAGAACGATCTAGCGTGCTCTCTAGTTTTGGAAAAGTTGCAGCTGCTGGCGTAGGTGGTATACTTGGATTATTTGGATCTCTGTTTCAATTATTTGTTGTTCTCCCAATTTTAGATTGGCTAAGAAAACCAGAAAATCAAAAAAAACTTCAAAATATTGTTGCAGGTCTTGGTGAGGCTGCTAAATTTTTATATAAACTAATTTCTGGTGTTGTATTTACTACATTAGAACTAATTGCTGGATTTACAAAACTTCCTTTTTGGAAAGAAATTCTGAAACTTGGACTATTCTTTGCTGCTCTTGGTGCATCATTGATAGCATTTAGAAAACTGTTTGGTAAAACCGCAGCAAAAACAGTTGTAAAAACAGTATTCAAGATATTCAAAACCTTTTTCTCACAACTTACTAAGTTTTCTGTAGCTCTTGCTAAAAGGGTAAAAAGAGGTTTTGCTAGAGGAGCACTAAGAGGTGGTAAGGGAAGACTTGCTGCTGGTCTAATAGCATCTGTAGGAACATCAATTCTTATTGATAGAGTAGTTGATAGTCAAACAGGAAAGGAACTTGATGATGCTGAACGTGAAGTAACTGATGAAGAAACAAAAAGCGAAGTCGAACAGAAAAAGAAAACCCAAGAGTTCGAACGGCAGATGCAGGCTGCCATCAAGGCAACCGAAAGTAACCTTGAAACAAAAGCAAAAGACAAAGCAACTCCATCACCTGTAGGTGGTCCTCAACCAGCACCAAATGCAAAACCAACTCCAGTTGGAAAACCAATTACTCCTCAGGCTGCACCAGTAGCTCCAACTGGAGGTGTTGGTGGCATTCTTCCAGATTCAGTACCAGTAGCGCCAGAACTTCCACCACCACAGATGTCCAGGGGTGGAAGACTCAGAAAACTTGCAGAAGGTGGACGTTCTGGCGCTACTAAATTCAAAGGACTACCTCCAAAATATCCAGCAACTGGAGGTCCTAATGGTATGCCAATGGGTGGACCATTGGGTGGTTTCCAAAAACCAAAATTCAAACCATTATCGGATCTTGGTAAATTTATAGGCAGACCTAAAGCGTCACTTGGTGATATTGGCGGAGAAGATTTCAAAAAACAGCAATCACTACTGCCAAAATTAGTACAACTACCACTCAAAGCAGTTGGTCTTGCTACACTCGGTATTCTTACTAATCTTACCAAAGTTCTAGGAGTAATTCCTGGAGCTGGGATGCTTGCTAATGTATTGAAAGCAATGATTGGCCCAGTTGCATCTGCATTTGGATTGAAGTCCAATGTTGTGCAAATGACCAACAAAGGAAGCCCAAACAGAAAAAGGGGTGAAGAAGAAAAGAAAAAAGCTGATCTTCAACAAGCAAAAACTGAAGCAAAAGCTGCAGCTGTATCGGAACAAACTACGGCTTCTCAAGGAGCGGGGGTCACGGATAGTAGTGGCAGAAATTTAGTTGGACCTAAGATAGTTGGAGCTAAACGGGTTGGACCTGGAAAAGTTGGACCTGGTGGAGTTTTTGGTGCTTTAGGCAGACTTTTTGGTAGATCTGAGGGTGGATGGATTAGTGGTCCTCAAACTGGATATCCAGTATCTCTTGATAGAGGTAAATCAGTATCGTTTATTGGTCATGGCACCGAATATGTTGCAACTAGATCTGGCGGCGGTGGAGATCGTAGTGCATATGTGATTCCATTTGATACTCCTGCAACTAGAGGTAATAAAAACCTCACTGGTAGACGCATGGGTGAGGCAATCTCTGCTGGATACAAATTTGCAGATGGTGGTGCTACCCCTACTACTCCTATGGTTGATCCAGGGAGTGCTACAGTAACTTCTGCGTTGAAACTGGGAACTGAATCTCCTGAACCAGCAATGGCAGCAGATCCTTCCAGAGCAGGTTCTGCAGCAACTGCACCTGCTGCAGCAGCACCAGTGAAGGCAGGTACTAAACCAGTAAGTATTGGTAAACCACTTCCTGGTGGAGATGCTGCCCTCACACCGATGCAGCAGTGGGCTAGAAACTTTCCAGATCTGGCTAAAAAAGTAAAACCAGGTCAATCTGGGTATGAAGAAATTAGAGCATATCTAGATGGAAAAACTACTAATACAGCATATGCTTTAGCCGCAAAGGGAGTAACATTAGGAAAACCATTAGTAGAGACACCAATAACAAAAGATATTGGTAAAAAGGCATTTGCTGCTGACAGTAAAAAAATGTCTTCAATTGCTGCGTTTGCATTTGGTTTACCACCAGAGATAATGGAAAAAAGGGACGAATTGCCAAAAATTAGAGGAACTTCTCAATGGAAAGGAGATACTGGTCCTGGTTCTAGATTTTCTCTAGTTGCAACAGATAAAGACTTGACGGAAGTGATGGGAAAACTCAAGTCCCATGGTGTAAAAGGTTATGCTGATGGTGGTAAAATCTCTGCAGCTGCAAAAAGCATGATTGGAAAAAAATATTGGCCCAATGGGTGTGCAGATTCTACTAGAGACATGCTTGCAAAAGCTGGGGTAAAACCAAATCCAGAGGTTACTAAGAAGATTTTGGATCCAGGAACGCCAGGATCTTTACCTACTGGTAAAAGAATGGCAAATAGTTTTGGTTCTGATCAAGGCTCAGTAATCAAAAATTCTGGTAATGTGCAACCAGGTGATGTTGTTATGTGGGATTATGGTGGCGGAGTTATTGGTCACGTTGGTGTTGCAATTGATGGCGGCAGAGCAGTACATAACTCATCTAGTGCTGGATATAAACTCGCTAGTATGCCCATTACTGCGATGAAGTTTCATAGTGCAGTACGTCTTGGTGCTACTAGTGCTGCAGATCCAAATAGCGTATCTGGTGCTGCTCCAGGTGCTAATGGTGCTGCCCCAGGTGCTAATGGTGCTGCTCCAGGAGGTCCACCACCTGACCCAACTGCAGACTTTAGTTCAGCATTGAAGACAGCAATAGACTCATTGAAGAGTGCTGGATTTGCTGCTGGCGGTGCAGTGACTCCGATGATTACAAAGGGGGCTAATATTGGTAAAGATTTGCAAAATATGCTAAAAATCAAAGATTACCAAGCAGCAGGTATTGTTGGTAATTTGATACAAGAAAGTTCTCTAGTGCCAGATAGAAAACAAGGCACAGGAATGCAAAGAGGACCTCTAAAACTTGATGGAAGAACTGGTTATTCACTACCTCAATGGACTTCTATTGATAGGCAGCAAAAATTTGCCAAGTATATGGAGAGTAAAGGTTTTGATTGGAAGAACAAAGGTGCTACACTACCATTAGCAATTGGATTTTTAGCACAAGAATTCAAAACCTACATGTCCAATGTTTTTACTAATACAAAGGATGTTGGCGCAGCATCAAACTGGGTATTGAAAAATTATGAAAAACCTGCTGATCAGGGACCAAGAGAGCAAAAAGAACGTGCTCATGATTCTGCTAAAGTATTGTCGGCAATGGGGGGAGTATCTGGATTTGGAACTGCTTTAGATCCTAATGCTCCTGCAAGCGCCGATTCACCAGGCGGTCCTGCAGCGCCAGGTAGTGGTCAAGAAGCTCCTGCTGATCCTTTTGCTGCATTCAAGGAAGCCCTAGATACAGCTATCAAATCTCTGGGCGGTGAAACATCAGCAACTGCTGGTGGTCCTGCCCCTCCAGCAACAGCATCACCTGGAGTTTCACCAGCTGGAGGTGTACAACCTGCTAAACCTGGGACGCCAACTCCTGCTGGAGGTGTACAACCTGCTAATACTAACTATGAACAGATGAGTATTGATCAACTGCGAAAAATGCTTCGCACTGATCTAACTCCAACAGATGCAGAATTTGCAGCAGCTAAAAAAGCTAGAGAGGAAGGAAAAGCAGCAGGACTAAGTGGTGAGCAATTGGAACAAAAAGTTCTTGCTGCTACTGTACGTGCTAAATATGGAGGAACTCCTCCCCCAGCACCACCAACACCTGCAAATGTAAAACCAGCAACTCCTCCATCTACATCTACTGTGCTACAGTCTTCTACAGACAATAAGGCACTAAAAGCAAACGCTGCATCTACTGCAGCAGAAACAGCAGCAGGAACAGCAGTAACAGCTGCTGCCTCAATTGCTAATCAAAGTCAAGGTACAATAAATACCATTGCTGGTGGAGGGGGAGTAGTTTCAGTTGCAGCAGGTGGAAGTAAACAACAAATAAGCGATATTCAAAAATATCGTCCTGGGTTTGGATTATTTGCTGGAATTGGATATAGTGGGATGGCATAATGGCACAAGAATTTCTTGATAAGACAGAAGAAATTGAATTCAAAATCTCTCTTGAAAATAGGCAATCTCCGACTGGGCAGAAGTATTTCAATGATTTTGTTCAAGAGTTTATTGTTACTGAGTCAATAGATTCTCCGACTGTTTTTGCTACAATTGCATTTGATGATTCTGCAGATGTAATTAGCACCCTCAATGGTGCTGATATGTGGGAGATTGAAATCAATCAAAAAAACCAACGTAAAATTATCTACAAATTACAATGCTATAAAATTGCTGATTACATGAGACAAGAAAAAAGATCAGTGTATATTATACATCTTGCTTCTCCAGAATTTCTAAGGAATGAAATGACAAATGTGTTTGGAAAGTTTGATAAAAAGACTGCAAGTGAACATGTTCTAGAGATAATGACTAAAAGAAAGTATCCTGGTTTAGGAAAAGAAACATTTACTAAAAAGAAAGTTTTTACTGAAAAAACTAAAGCCCAACTAAATTTTGTTTGCCCTAACTGGAGAGTTTTCAACGCTGTCAACTGGTTGTGTGAAAAATCAGTTAGAAGTACTGGCAAAGAGCAAGCAGGTTTTATTCTTTATGAAAATGTTTTTGGGTATCACTTTACATCATTGGATCAATTGATTGTTGATGCTAAAAAACAACCAAAAACTGGAAAAGATGTAAAGGCTGGCTCAAATGGTGGAAACCGTCCAATCCCACCTCTATTTCGATATACTTATGGTCAAAAAGATGTCTCTAATAATCCTAAGGACCAGAACACGTTTTTGATTGATAAGTTGACTTTTCCAAAAAGTTATAGTGTATTGGATTCAATTCGTCATGGTAATTATTCTGGATACACACAGGCTTTCGATCCAGTTGAAATTTCAAAAGGAACGACTGCGGAAAAATCTAAGGACACTAAAGTTCAAACAGATGTGTATAAGATTGAAAATACTTGGGGTAAAATGGAACATTTGGAAAAACAACAACCCTACAAAGGACTACCTCCTTGGGCATACCAAAATCCAAGAAGATATAGGTTGAAAGTTCTTATGAGCAAAACTTTTGGTCCTGCAGATGGAGGTGGTAAAGGTACTTCTAGTAAATCAAGTGCAACTAAATCTCACCAATCAGCAAAACCTGCAGGTGGTAGTAGAGGACTTCCAGACCTTGTAGCAGCTGCATCTTATGCACATTTGAGATTTCGTTCCTTCATGTATCAACAACTTTCGATTGAGGTGGTTGGTAATCTAAACCTTTATGCTGGATATGGAATTGATATTGAGATACCAAAAAATCTACCAGATAAACCTTCAGATAAAAAAATTCCTAGAGATGAAAGATGGAGTGGTCGATGGATGGTTGCTGGTGTTACTCATGTTTATAATGGAAAACTAACAACAAAGCTTTTGTTAGTCAGAGATAGCACACCGAAATAAAAGTAAATATATAGTGTGTAAGTACATTACGATTATGGACAATATTGATCAGCATATTCAGAGAGATGAGGATCTTTTGAGCGATCCTACAATCTCTCCACAATCAAGAAGACATACAGAAGAAGAATTAGAAGCACTAAAGATTTATAAAGAACATCATCCTGATGACTCGCATGATCCTTCATCGCTAGAGCTATGGTGTGATGGTCATCCAGATGCAGTGGAATGTAAAGTTTATGATGATTGAAGATTATTTTTTAGGTCATTGGAATAACAGAACTCAGTGTTCAATGTATCCTACAGAATATTCTAATATACACATTTTATGGGAACAAATTGATGGCGGATTTCGATCACGTCAATGGAAACATAGAGATCCTATTGAAAACGCATATAAAGATCTCTATCATAAATTTGTGCAAGATGGATCTAACTATATCTTAGAAAGTTACGATCATGCATGGACAAAACGCCAAGGATGTGATATACTTCTAAGGTCAACAACAAATGGATGGTCTGGATCTAATACTGGATCTTGTTATCATCATGATATGTTGATTCAAACTAATATGGAAATTACAAAGGATAAGTATAAAATCTTCGACTACGCTACCAGGAATGGTGAGTTTGCATTTGGAGGTAACAAATTTTTTGAATTTGTACGTATTGGGTGATTAGCTCAGCGGTAGAGCATCTCGTTTACACCGAGGCGGTCGGCGGTTCAATCCCGTCATCACCCACTGATAAATAAAAAAACAGATATAACAGTATTTACTATGCCTGCTTCAGTTGTCGAAGGTTATCCAAATGAAAGAAGCAATGACTTCTTTGGAAAAGATGCAATGCTATGGTGGATTGGAGAAGTAGAGGATAATAAAGATCCACTCCAAATCGGTCGATGCAAAGTACGTATCTTAGGTTGGTATACTAATCCAGAAGGAGGAACCACGAAAGATCTTCCTACAGAAGAACTTCCATGGGCGTTGGCTCTACAACCTACAACTCAGGCTGGAAATGATGGTCAAGGTGACTCGTCTGGTCAGTTACAACCAGGTGCAATTGTTATGGGTTTCTTCTTTGATGGAGAGGAAGGTCAACAACCAGTTATTATGGGAGTTATTAGAATCGTAAAGGGTGAAGGTTCTAGAAAAAAACCATATTTTGCAATAACTGGTGAATCAAATCCAGATTATGTCAATGCTGCTACTGCTCCTGCAGGCGAACATCAAGCAGTAGGTGCTAATGACACTACAGTTGCAAATACAACAAATTCTGTACAAACTGCTGGTAAAAATGAGAACTCGCAACCAAATGCTAATAATCCAAGTAATGTTGGAACTCAAACTGGTTCAGGAAGTGTAACACCAGCAGCTCAAATGTCAACTACTCCAATAGCAGCTGCTGATGGAGTTGGTGGTCCAGTAAAGACTCTCAAAATGCATTTGCAAAATATTCTTGATGTTGCAGCAAAAGAATTTACTGGACTCACTAAAGATGCAGAAAGTGGTCAACTTGTACGTGCTTTTGATAATGTTCCAGTGGCAACAGAGAATATTCTAGCAGCTATCAAGAATGCAATTATGGCGATTGCTGCTCAAGCAGTTGCTGCTATGAGAGAGTGGTTGAACGAACTTGCAGGTAAACTGAGTAAAGGTGGTTCGTTGATCACAACACTGACTGGTATTCCAGCCAGCACAATGATTCTAATCAAAACTGCAATTGAATTGATCCTCAAGCAATTATGTATTCTTGATAATCAAATCGTACAGTTTGCTCTCAATCCTATCAATTCAATTGTATCTTTGTTTGAAGCAGCAATTGGTAAAGCAATGGACGCTATCTCCCTTGCTAGTCAAGCGATGGATGACTTGATTGGCAAACTAATGGATTCTTTCAATGCTTTGCTTTGTAAAGTAAAAGGTCTTGTAGCAGCTGTCGAAGCAATCGTTGCTGCTGTAGGTGCTGCTGTTGCAATCATCAATGCATGGAAGTCAGGTAAAAAGGTCTTGGCTGATAAGGTAGATCTGAGAAAAATGACGTTCGAGAGTTTCTTGCAGATTGTCATCATGATCTTGAACATGTTTGACATGGGATGTAATAGGTCAAGACAAAATTCAAAAAATCTGGGTTGGGTTCCAATTTTGGGAAGCACGTATTGTGCAGATGATGATGATGGAAAAGCAATCATGAAGAAACTTGGTGCTCCCTCTTGTGGATCGGGGGGCACAGGTAATGCTACTATTGACTGGATCACTAACATTTATCAAACAGCAAGTCCATATCTAACTTCTGCTAGAACGGAACTAAGTGGATATTGGGAGCAGCATATTGGTAATCCAGGAAGTAATGCCGATACGGTACACCTTACATCTGGAACAACTCATACGTCAATTAGAAAAGATCCAGCAGAAGAAGCAAAAGCAAAGGCAACAGAGAAAGCGACTAAGGCAGGGCAAACAAAAGCACAGGCAGAAAAAGCAGGTAATCAAGCAGCTAAGGGTAAATCTGGTCCTATCGTTGGAGATCATAGTAGTTATGCAGCAGCATATACTGTAGATGTTGCCAAAGATCTTTGTTATAAAGTTACTGGACATGAAATTCATACTATCAGTGGAGATCTTCGTCTCAAAGTTACTGGTAACTTCCATTTGGAAGTTGGTGGAGGAATGTTTGTCAATGCTGTAGGTGCTCCTCAAGTAGAACCTAAAGAAAAGGGGACTGGTGGAGCTGGAAAAGCACAAAAACATTCAATTTTGTTTGGTTCTGATGCTGATATCAGCGTATCTGGAGGCACACTAAAAGTCAATTCCACAGAACTGAATATGAACTCGATGAGCACTAACGTTGGTGCTCCTACTGGAACGTTTGCAATTGACTCACCGTCAGTAAATATTCGTGGTGGGGATATTCTCATGACGGCATCAAACTCGATGAACTTCACATCAATCAGTGAAAATCACTTGGTCAACACACCACCTTCCAAACTAGGAATCAAAACTGGAGTTTTTTATAATGTCTTTGGACCAGTCGATTATATTCTGTTGCCAGCAAAGAAAGGTGATGGAGTTATTCCTAAGTTCAGTGTTACAAACACCAAAGGTCCATTTCTTGTGACTTGTGGTGCTGCTGGTGCTGCCTTTACTGTTGCTAAGGGTGCTTTCCTTGCTACGGTTGCTGCTGGTGCCATTACAATGACAGCTGCCAAAGGTGCTGTTGCGATAACCGCTAGCAAAGGGGCAGTCACAATTACCGCTGGTGCAGCAGTAGCAATTATTGGTAAAACCATTTCTCTGAACTGATCCTTGACAACAACCCTTGGATATGCTAGACTGTACGGGTAGTCCGAACTTATTATGTGAGAAATTCAATTTTAGATCACGTTATTATTGATGTTCCGAAAAGAAAGATTTCGATGTTTTCTGATCATGGTGAGCATGAAGAGGTAAACTTTAGGTGGGATTCTGAAGGAGCTGAAGGATTTACTGAAGCCTGGCAGGATATTCATAACACTCTTCCAGAAGAGTTATATACAGTGAAGTATTTTACAGAGTCTAGTGATGAAACTGATTGAAATTACACAGGAACAGTTTGAACAAAATCTTGAATTTATTGTTGACCTTTGTGAAAAAGAACGAGTCATCTGGAAGGTTCGTTTATCTACAGGCGAATACATTATGTGTTGCCCTGTAGTAGAAAGTGCTGCCCCAGTTCCAGAACATATCATTGAGCAGGTTGAAGAATTTAGAAGAGACTTTCTTGCCAATCAAGCATAAATATGCTATGATACTGGGGTAACGGAGACAGGTCATGCGCCTAAAAAATCACGAATCTCCCCGCCGTCAGGGAAGAAATTCTAAGTCTAGGGCGGCCACTGCTCGTCTTCGCCAGATCAAAAAACGTACTAAAATGCAAATGAGGAGATTGAATGCGTCCAAATACTCGTAAAGCAATGGAGATGTTATTCACTGCACAATGGAATTTGCCAAAAGCAGCAGAATATGCTAATCTTACTACAAAAGAAATGAAAATCACATTCAACGAGTATTGTAACTTCCATCCTCCAACATATGCCTGTGTAGCTCAGCTGGATAGAGCAACGGTTTTGTAAACCGTAGGTCGTCGGTTCAAGTCCGACCGTGGGCTTCCGCTATATCTCGCGCTGGAAAGATAAACCAGAATGCCGTTATAGCGTCGGGGTAGGCACTGTCTACCCCACCCCACATGCGGAGTTAGTTCAGCGGTAGAACGCTATCCTTCCAAGTTAGATGTCGTCGGTTCGATTCCGATACTCCGCTCCAGGGGAATTAGCTCATTTGGTAGAGCACTGCCTTTGCACGGCAGGGGTGAGGGGTTCGAGTCCCCTATTCTCCATGGGGTTGACATCAACCCAAAACAATACTATAATCTATGTAATCT